GTACTAGAAGTAACCGAAATCGAAAGAACAATAGAAACTACCGCTACTACTACCTCGCTCTCTGTCTTCTCTCAATAGGTTTACCAGCTTATGCGGAACCAGAAGTACAGAATACGTCAAATCCTGTTGCTGCTGCAACTGGGAATGTTACAAACCAAGCTGTACAATTTCAAAACAATGGAGCACCCAGCCGACAAGTAATGGGTCCAAATATTAGTTGTAATGGTAGTACTATGACATTCTCCCCGTTTTATATGGGGAATCATACTACTCCATTCGATGAGAATATGGATCAATCGAGCTATACTGTAGCTGAGAACTGGGGATTCCAAGTTAATTTTATGGTTCCATTAGATGGATCTATTGTAGAAAGATGTAAATCAATAGCAGCCAGGCAGGAAGCTAAAATGGCTCTAGACTATGAATTAGTTAGAGCTAAGGAATGTGCGAACCTTCAACAAAAAGGTTTTATGATACTGCCTGGTACTCGTGTATATCATTTATGTAGTGATATTATTCCTATCTCTGCATTTAAAAAAGCAGAAGCTGAAGTATTAGCAGCTAAAACTGCATGTCAACCTAAAGAAGAATTTAAATTCCCATGGCAGAAGAAAAGGCCAAAGTGTCAAAATCAAAATCTAAAAAAGTAGTTGCTGTAAAATCTAAAAAAGTTTACGGTAAAACTTCAATTAAATCCACTCGTGGTACATTAGATAAAAAACCTTAATCCCCTTATAACAATGATCGTATTAATCAAGCCCATCCTATTCGCCTTCTTGAAGTCAGATTCAGTAAAGAAGCTTGTAGTAGATTTATTAGAAGCTTATGTCGCTAGAACTGATAACAAACTAGACGATCAAGCACTTAAAATTGTAAAAGAAAAACTATTTAGTTAAAACAAATGAGTCACCATAATGACGAGTTCAAGGAACCTATAGGTTATTATCAATTAACCTGTACTGATAATGATCAGAATGTTTCTATTCCTTGGGCACATAGATTAGTAGAAATCTATGTAAGAGATAAAGATGCTAGAATTGCTTTTAATGAATCTTCAGGTTCTACTACTACATTTGTAGCAGCAGGTCAGAAGTATAAATTTAAATTACCTTGGGATCAGGCTAATCTAGCTAATACTAAGATACATGCACGTAATAATGCAACTGGTCAAGAATCAAACTTAATGATTATTGCATATAAAGAGGATTCTTAATGAAAGAAGCCACTAATAATTCAAAATTAAAAATAGGGTAATGAATAAAAAAATTACACGTCATCCACCAGGTGGTTACTACGCACCACACATACAAGGCAGAGAAGATCCTTTCAAAGGTTTAACACCTCGTCAGAAGAAAATCAGACGTGAGCAAATTAAAAACAAAGGTCCTAATTCTGTAAATGTGTGATGAATAAAGCAACCGAAGACCAATTTAATGAATTACATAATCTCGTTACCTCTGAATTTCTTAAACGGGTCAAAGGTGGCGAAGCATCTACCCAAGATTTAAAAGCAGCATGTGACTGGTTAAAAACTAATGATATAAGTGGTGCTCAATATGATGGCAGTGCTTTATCTAAACTAGCTGCTGTTATGCCAAAAATTGACCCTGAACTAGTTAATAGGAGAGTATATGGTAAAGCAAAGGTTTAGTGGACCCAAATACGCTAACGGTAATCATAAATCTCAACAAAAAGCATATAATAAAACTAAAAAAGGTAAGAGCTTAATTGCTAATGCTCAAGCTTTAGTAGCTTCTTTATTAAAACGAGGTAAAAAGAAACCTGGTAAAAATTATGAAGCAGGGCACTATAAAAATGGTGGTAAAACAAGTGGTAGATGGCAACTTGCTAGAACTAATGCTAAAAGTCGTTTGAATAGAGGATAATGACTGATACTGTAACTACCCTACAAGAAGATTTTAAGTTGTTTCTAACTGCACTTTGGGAACAACTTGATTTACCTTTTCCTACTAGAGCTCAATATGCAATCGCAGACTATCTTCAACATGGACCTAAACGTCTCCAAATTCAAGCTTTCCGTGGTGTTGGAAAGAGTTGGATCACTGGAGCCTTCGTCCTCTGGACTCTCTTTAAAGATCCTGAAAAGAAAATAATGATAATTTCCGCATCGAAAGAACGTGCGGATAACATGTCTATCTTTTTACAAAAACTTATTATTGAAACTCCATGGCTTTCTCATCTTCAACCGAAATCAGACGACTCTCGTTGGAGTCGCATCAGCTTCGACGTAAATTGTTCTCCTCACCAAGCACCAAGCGTAAAGTCGGTGGGCATCACTGGACAACTAACAGGAAGCAGAGCAGATTTAATGATTTTGGACGATATAGAAGTTCCTGGAAACTCCATGACCGAGTTAATGCGTGAAAAACTTCTTCAACTTTGTACAGAAGCAGAATCCATCCTCACGCCGAAAAACGATTCTCGTATTCTTTATCTTGGGACTCCTCAGACTGTTTTTACTGTTTATCGTAAGCTGGCAGAGCGTGCGTATCGCCCCTTTGTTTGGCCCGCAAGATTCCCCAAGTCAATTACACCTTATGAAGGACTAATTGCTCCTCAATTACAAGAAGATATAGATAATGGTGCTAAGGCAGGTGACTGTACAGACCCAGATAGATTTGATAATGATGATCTAATTGAAAGAGAAGCATCTATGGGTAGATCTAACTTCATGTTACAATTCATGTTAGATACATCCCTATCCGATGCAGAAAAGTTCCCTCTTAAAATGTCTGATCTTATTGTCACTAGTGTCAATCCTACTAAAGCTCCTGACAATATCATCTGGTGCTCAGACCCATCAAACGTTATTAAAGATCTCCCAACAGTTGGACTACCTGGTGATTACTTCTACTCACCAATGCAGATCCAAGGAGAATGGACTCCCTATACAGAGACTATATGCTCCGTAGACCCCTCTGGAAGGGGTACAGATGAGACTGCAGCAGCCTTTATTTCACAAAAGAATGGAATCCTATACTTACATGAAATAAAAGCCTACAGAGACGGTTATAGCGACAATACATTATTGGATATTCTTAAAGCTTGTAAAAAATATAATGTTACTAAATTAGTTATTGAAACTAACTTTGGTGATGGTATTGTATCTGAATTATTCCGTAAACATCTACAACAGACCAAACAAGCTATAGATATTGAGGAAGTCCGTGCAAACGTTAGGAAGGAAGATCGTATCATTGATGCTCTTGAGCCGATTATTAATCAGCATAGGCTTGTATGTAATCGTAGCGTTATTGAATGGGATTATAACAGTAACCCTGAAGACCCTCCGGAATTACGTCTTATGTATATGCTTTTCTATCAGATGTCGAGAATGTGTAGAGAAAAAGGTGCTATTAAACATGATGACAGACTGGACTGTTTGGCCCAAGGCGTCAAGTACTTCACAGATGCTCTCTCCATATCAGCTAAACAAGCTATTATTGATAGAAAACGTGAAGAATGGGCTAGTTTATTAGAAGATTTTATAGAAAGTCCTCAATCTTCTGCTAATCATATCGTATTTGGTATGACTAAAGACCAAAGAGATAAGGCTAGAGGTCGAGATGATGGAAAACCAACTCCCACCTGGGTTTAGCTTAACCACGCTATTATACAGGGGAAGAGAAGGGTGGACTCGACCCCTTAGAGGGAATCCGTTCGTCTTCGACAAACAATTCCCTCTTAATTATTAACCTGATATCATATGATGTCATTTATCATCACTTTGATATCCATTTAATTACTTTTACTAACCACCTATATATTAACCACCTATGAAAGAAAAGTTAGTTAGAGCCATGTTAGCTCATGCTCATGGTGAAGTAGAAAAACATAAAGCTAATGTCGAAGTTTACTTGACTAATCCAGCAGGTATTGGAGAACATTCTGATATAACAGAAGCAATCGGTATAGAACTGGATAAAATAGCTAGGTATCATGATCAAATAGAGGTTATAGAACGTTATTTTAAATGAAAAAACATCAGATAAAATCTTGTTGGTACTACCTTTTTTGGGGTATTGCTACAGTTTCTGTTGTGGTTGGGCAAGTTTATGTAGGTAATAGCTATAGAAAAATGGCAATTAGTATTGAACAAGCTATCGAAGAAGTTGGCAAAGCTGGAAACTAAAGCACAGGA